TTTTCACAAGTAAATCAAGACTATGTTGTAACAGTTCTAGGTGTTACTTGCATAGCCGATAGGATCACATGGAGCCTATTTGCATTACCCGCTGTCACTTTTACTATCTCTCCTGTTTCAACGATTAATGGGTTTGTTAATATTTCTGTTGGCGTATTAGCAGATATGGTTTTTTGATGTGCAACACTAAATGTAGCTTCTAAAGATGTTACTATTTGTATAGTTATGGTTGATCCACTACCACTATCATCGCTTACTAATATAGATTTTACTATAGCAGTTGTTGCTGAAGGCACTGTATATAGTGTGGTAGCATTCGTTGTTGTTAAATCTACTTTTTTATTTACAAATACGTTAGCCATTATGATCCTAAAAAGAAAACAACTGCATCATTGTCCTCTGTTTTTTCCTCTTGAAATGTTGTGTTTAATTTTTCTATCAAACCATTTAGATCTCTAACTAAAGATAAAAATGTTATTTGATCATATTCTTTTGGTGGTTGTGTTAATGATTGTACTATCTTTGCCATTATGTTTTTTTAACTCCTTTAATTTTTTTCTTATTTAATGATGCATAAAATACTTGCTCACCACGTTTCTTACCATATTGTTTTTTCATAGACTTCATTATCTTTTTACCTTTTGTATTTAATGGCATTATCTTCTACCATCCGGTTGATAGTCTATTCTAAATGTACCTAGTTTCCAAAACTGACTCGTGCTAGTATTTTCTACTTTTAAAGATATCTCTCTAGCTCTTGCACGTGTATCTATTTTTTGTGTACCACTTGTTATTGTAAATGGACCTAATGTAGAACTGGCTGCAGTGTCATTTGGAAAATCTCTTAAATTTAATGTTACTCTTGCATCACCTGTTTGTGCAAGAAAATCTGGTATTACTCTTCTTATTTTCATCATAAACTCACCATCACCGTTTAAACCTTGTGCACCAATATCAAAATTACCAGATTCTATATTAGCAGCGATCGCTGTTGTTTGACCTAACTTAACTTGATTTAATCCTGTTTCATGTTCGTAATATGTAGATGCACCATCAGTGTTACCATGAACATAATTAACATCACTGTCAGCTGTCTCTGCACTTGAATCGTATTCTGTTGCGTGTGGTTTACCAAATACAGCAGAGTCTTGCCACGCTGTTCGAGCAAGAGTTCCTGTAGTCCATACTGGTCGCTCGGGACTTGAGTCTAGATAATTATATGATACCATTCTGTTTACTGTTCCTGATCCAGCATTAGGATAGAACCACATTACTTCACCAAATAAGTTATTCAAACCTGCATTGATATGTTGTTTAGGTATTGTGTTAATATCATCGTAAACATGATCTTCAACTAAACATGGTAATGATTCTAGTCTACCTGTGTATCTAAAGAAACCATTTTCTGACATCCAGTACGCAGTACCATCAACTTCAACGGCTGCGTTCTGTCCAATCAATCCACAGTTTGTACCAACCTGTTGAAATGAGAAAGTAAAAGGTGGACCAACAAATCTCATAGTAAATAACGCACTGTCTGTCCAAATATAAATTGCATCACGACCTCTAATTGCTCCAACAATTTTAGATCCATCTGCAAGTCTTTGTGTACCTGCAGTGTTTGTTGCACTTGGTGCATAAGTATTAATATCTTCTTGAGAAGAGAATCTTACAAACATTGGGTCTTGTGTAGATTTAGTTCCAATCGTTGTTTCGGTTCCAAAAAATATTAAGTGTCTATCCGGTGTAGATACTAGAGTAAATGCAGATGCAGTTGGTGCGCCTGTTATAATAGTTGCTCTTGTATTATTTGCTCCGATGGGATTAGAGTCCCACTCAAAACTTTCACCACCATTAATAGTTGCAATAAGTTTGTTACCAAAATTATCTAGTGACCAAAGACCCGGTGCAGTTATAACGTCTCCTGATGCTGCAGCATTCCATGCAAAAAAGTTTGATGCATCAGTAACTGTTGCACCCGATGAATGTGATGCAGCTGTAGTTCCTAATGCACCTCTTGTTAGTCCTGATAATGTGCCACCACTATTACCTGTGTAAGTAATTAATTCTGATCCAATAATAACAGTTCCTGTTGACGGAAAAGAAGTGGTGCTGGCCATACTTAATGATGTTACACTTGTATTTATTGATGATGATAGTGTTGATGTAAACTGACCTAACTGTTGCCCGCCCCATGATCCAAGACCCCAACCTGTAGATGCAACCTCAACTGCAGGTCCTACAGGATAGTAATGTTGAACTCTAATACCACCTGATGTTGTTGCACCAGATCCAGACTCGTTAGACTCCATTTCTATTGTAAGAGTTGTACTTGTAGGTATTGAAGTTACCATAAATTTTTTATCTGTAAAATCACCAGATACAAAACCAGAGTTAGTGATCGACGTAAAATTATCTAATAATATAATATCAAATTTATTAATGTTGTGTGCAGATGCAAAAGTTAAAGTTACAACTTTTGATCCATTAGTTGTAGAAAATGCACTTGTTAAAGTTGTTGTAGCTTTAATTGGATGTATGTCATAAAATATACCACCAGAGTATGCATACAATATTCTGTTTGTTCCTAGTATTGCATACTTGATACCTGATGTATTTACAAAATGATGAATGGCTGTTGCTCTACCTGTTATTTGAACAGAGCCTAATTGTGACCAACCACCTATTTTTTCAGGTGTGCCATATCTAAAACGAACATTGTCACCATTAACCCATTGGCTTTCACCACCTGTTGAGGTGACTTGTTTATTAAATCCTGGAGCAAATTTTACTTTTTGTAACATAATATTTTACCTTGCGTTTGTTGGTACACCATTAGAATTTACAAAGGGTGATTCTGCGAAAGCCATGTAGATGTATGATGAACCTGATGCATTATAACCATTATCTGTACTTCTAATTTTTATACCATTACTTAATAAATCAATATCCTCCTGTGCGTTTTCTGCATTAGCAGAATTAGCCAATAAATGTTTATCACTTGGATTAAATGTATCTCTTTTGTTATCATGAATATACCAACTTTCAGTACTGTCAGTTCTTTTAACCATAACAAAAGCTGGACGAAAGCCAGTGTAAACAAATGTAGAATCAGCATTTCCATTCCCTGTATAGCTTCCAAATTTTGAGTAGCCTTTTTTCTCTGCGAAGCAGTAGGCTATGTAAGTATTTGTATCATTAACTAATGTTGAAGTTCCTATACTAAATACAGAACTTGTTGGATCAGTATCTTGAAAGTAAGTAGCATCATCATCTTTTGCCGAAGTTGTGTTTAAAAAAACACCATGAGT